TATCTATCTAAGCAAAATTTCATTCCAGAATAAAGACTATTAACAATATATAATGATCTTGGTTCATCCATATCGACACTATATCCGTCAATATTTTTAATAAAGGTTCCGTCTTTTAAATTCCACTTAGAAATAATATTATATATGTTATAAGAATTATCAGATTCTTCAATAAATTTAGTCAATAGAATTGATTCTGATACTGAGTCTGTGAATTCACATATATCATTATTTATAAAATTTACATTAAACATTATACTCCTTTATATTATAGTCTTCTGCTGTTTTTAAAACATTATCGTTTAACCAAAATGAGGGAGACATATACTTCCAACCACTAGTAATTGTGTGTGACATATGTAAATATGGTTCGTATGAAGGAAACATTATTAGGCTGCCAGCTTCTGGTTTAATCTTTATACCTTGATTTGTAAATTCTATTTCTCCACCCTCATAATCATCATTTAAATATGTTACCAAAGAGTATTTTAAAGTACTATCTCCATCTGCTGTATCGCAATGTGGACCCATAGTGGTTCCAGGTTGATATTTTTGAATATTAAAATTAACATATCCATAAATATTTTCTTTAATATTGTTTATTCTTTTATATTCATTACGTGCATAAATTGTAGCATTCTGAACAGTGTTTATTAAATAAAGAGATGTTTCTTTTACAGAATCTTTTATAAAGTCTATTTCTTGTGGAATAAATCTTTTTCTTAATCCATATTGATAAACATCTTCTGGGTTACCCTCATAGGATGAGTTCCATTTTTCCCAAGGAGATATTACTGGGTTATAATCTTTATTATTTTCTGTATCTTCTAATATTGATATATACTTTTCTGGTGACTCTATTATTCCAGTAAAATATAATATATTATCATCTAGTTTATTGCATTGCACCATGTGTATCTGTTTCTTTATTTGGCTCTAACTTAATTCCTTTTGCTTTTAACTCTTCCCATTCTTTAAATTGTTCTGCTTGTTGTGCTCTAACCTCTGCAATTTCTTTTTCCCAAGCAGCTTTTTTTTCTTCGCTATATTCAGATTCTGCATAGTCCCAAAAAGAACCTATAGTATATCTATCTCCACTTAATATAACCTTTACTTCATGCTCATTATGGTGCCCTCCTGCAAATGCAGCAAGCATTCCAGTCTTTGGTTTAATTGTAATTGGATGATCTTTAAAGTTTAGCTCTCCACCTTCAAAATCTTCATTTAAATATAAAAATGTAGCCCATTTACTTCTTTCAAATGCATTGTATTCTCCATCTGTACTATTGTCTGAGTGGAAGTTTGCAAATGCGCCAGGAATCCATTTTTGTGCATGATAGCTTACTTTCTTCATGCTACCATTTCTAGCAATTTCAGTTGCCTCTTGTATTTTTAATTCTAAATTAGAAAAAAAATCTCTAGGTAATCCAAATTGGATCATGTCGTCATCATCTGGTAAATTAGAAGCATACGACTCGTAAAATGATATTGGGCTCCATGGTAAAGTTCCTTTTTCTACTGAGTGTGCCCAGTATGCTAAAACAGACTTGCATTCTTCTTGAGTTAAGAAATTTTCAAATATGCATATATCTTCTCTTAACATTGTTTTATTATTTAAGTTCATAATGCTTTTTCTCCAAAGTATTCTTTAACGGTCCAGAAGAATGGTGATGTAAATCTACTTCCAGAAATAATTGGTCTGACTCCATGTACATAATGCATGTCTCCTGGAAAGAAATATGCAGATCCTGCTTTTGGTTTATATTCTAAACCTTGAATTGGAAAGTATATTTCTCCGCCTTCATAATTATCATTAAAATAAAATATTGAAGCAATATCATACCAAGGAAATGCATTTGGCATTCCAGCGTCTGGTCCTTCGTGTAACTCTTTATCCGCATGCGGTTCTTGTCTTGTTCCCACTGGCCATCTAACGATAGCTGGTCCTGTTGCTTGAACATTTACATTAAAAAATTTATCTACCTCTACTTTTAATCTTTGTTGCATGGATTCAATTAGTGGAAGTATGGTTGGATCTGACTCCATTAAAGAATTTCTAGTTGCTACCCTATCTGCCCATACATCTGCGTCATAAATAACAGTTCCATTTTCATTTTTTTTACCCTCTGTTAAGTCCCATACTTTATTTTGTAAGGCATAGTCTGATAATTTTTTTTGCTCTTCTATTGTAAGAAAATTTTTCAACTCCACTATATTGTCTGGTGAGTTTCCAAAAAATCCAGACGGGATAATAGACTGAGGTTCTTCTGATGGGTTATACGTATTTACAACTTCTCTTTTCATATGATCCCCTTATTTATACTTTCTTCTTGTCCAAAAAAACTTTTTATATATGCCACCATCAATTTTTCTGAAAGTGTCTGCACTTTTCATATGTCTTTCTATTAATTCTTTTTGAGTATGTATCTGTAAAGACATTTCCCAGTCATCTCTCTTAAAAGGAATAATCTGCACATATGGTGTTCCTTTTTCAATAATACCCTCGAAGTCTTCTTGTAAAAAGAACGGCATTAATCCTGGTGTATTAAACTTATCATTATCTATTATACCAGCGACCGTAATAAATGGTAACCCAAAGTTATTTAATGGATTAACGTATAAGGCACTATACCCTTCTGGTAATTCTGGTGCCCAGTTTGGCCACCAATGAAAATGATTTTTTGAATATCCTTTTGGGTATACAAATCCTGGCATGGGTGGTCTTTCATCACAAAAGTCTTTATATTCTTCTGGTACCCTTACTTTTAATTTATTATCTTTTTTATAAAATTCTAAATCGCATGGTGTTTTTAAAACATACCCAGTTGTAAATAAATCTAACATGGCTGGGCATGCCTTAAATGTTGGAGTTTTTCCTCCATCATAGTTTGGAATATATTTTCCATTTCTTGGATCTTTAACATATAAATCAGCTTCTGAATACCATTTTGGAACAACTTTAGATGTTGGCTCAGGATTAGATGATTCCTCTAATTTATTATAAGACTTATTGGAATGAAATATTATCTTATTGCTCATTTTTATTTGTCCTGTCTACCACTTTTAATCTTAAAGCTTTTACTTCATGGCTTCCAATTGATTTTCCTAAATGATTAACTGCATCCCTATAAAAATTAGACCACTTGCCAGACTTATTTATTTCACCAACTACTTCGGAATATTTTGATCCATCTTGCCAAAATGTAAATGGTAGATCAGAAGCATTTTTTATTACTGCTTCTGAGTTTTGTAATTCTGTTAAAGATATAGGTAAGATAGATATAATTGGTGTATTTGCCTTAATTGTAATTTCTGTATTTGGTCTAGTTATTCTCCATGCACATGGCAACTCACCTTTAAAAAATGATGTACTTATAATTGTAGTAAATGGCTGCACTCCGTCTCTAAATAAATTTGGAACAGGCATTTGCAAAATACTCATATTTTGTTCAGTTTTAAATAATAGTCCAGTATTAAAACTTATTGTTGCATTTGCTCTTTCTGTGTAAACATATTTTTCTCCTTGTAATACTTTTACGTGATGAGATAACGTATCTGATATCCCGTCCCATATAAAAGTAATATCTTCTGGAAAAGAAAGTCCCCAGCCTAATGCATTTGTTAAGCTAACTGGAAAACATTTATAAGCATGTGCATCTACAGTGTCTTCCATCCATTCTCTTTTTATAGAGAGTGGTGCTATATTTGCTGCGTCTTCACGTATTTTATATACATCAAATTGCAACAATTACGACCTAGATTCATATGTTGCTCTATTGTATTCTGGGGTATGTGCCTTGTCGTTATAGTCGGTCATTGTTACAATAGAGTATTTAACTCCAGATTTAACTGGCATTGCTCTATGTGAGAATAAGAATGTAGATGGGAATATGTATAGATCCCCAGCTTTTGGTTTAATATCTAATTTTAATTTTCCAAAATTTAGTCCGCCTTCCTCATAATCATCATTAATGTATGCAACCATTGATACTGTTGCGACATATGACCAACCATGATCTGCGTGTTCCTGGAAATGTTGTCCTTCACCATATCTAATAAAATTCATGGCTTCCCAATATTTCATTTCAATTGTATACATTTTACAATAATCATCTAATGCAATTTTTTGTGCATCATAAACATCTTTCCATATACTTTGAAATTCTTTCATATAGACATCAATATTTGGACCATCATATTTATTAATTTTAAAATCTACACAATCACGGTACGAGGGCATCTTTTCTTTATATCCAACAGTTGCCTCTTGCCATTCATATTGACCATTACTAGCCTTTATTGTATTTTCTAGTCTTTCAATAATATTAAACTCTGGTTTAATAACATTACGATAGACCCATATTCCTGGTGCTAATTCTTCCTTAGAAGAAAAATTTAAATTAATGTTTTCCATGTAGATATACTACCATTTCTACTAAATGTTTGTCAACGATAAATTATTAAATTTATCTGCTGAAGAACGGTGGTGCAAAGAATCGTGGTGGGAAGAACGGTGGGAAGAACGGTGGTGCAAAGAACCGTGGTGGGAAGAACGGTGGGAAGAACGGTGGGAAGAATGGTGGGAAGAATGGTGGGAAGAACGGTGGGAAGAACGGTGGGAAGAATGGTGGGAAGAATGGTGGGAAATAAGGTGGGAAATAAGGTGGTGAAAAGAATGAAGGTGGAAGTGTTGTTACTTCATTTGTTGTTGAACCTTCTGATGTTCCATTATCATTAATTGCATAAATTGTGTATGTTTGCGCTGTATCATATTCTTGTGTTACATCATATGGAGAAGATCCAATACCAGTAAATGATTTTGAGTCAGATGATGTTATAGAATAACTTGTAATTGTTTTTCCGCCTGTAGCGCCTGCTGACCAGGCAACGATATCTTTATCCACATCTGCAGTTGCACTTACTGATTGTGGTGCTTGTGGAACAGTTGTTACTGTTACAGATGAAGATGTTGTTGATTGACCATCCCCTGCAGCATTAGATCCATATACTGATACTGTATATGCAGTATCTGATGACAGACCTGTAATTTGATATGAAGTATTTGATGTATTGTATGTTGATGTAGATGGCGTTGTTGTAATTGTATAAGATGTTGCTTCTGGTGAGTTTGCTGGTAGTGTCCATGATACATCTAAAGCACCATTATTATATGCTCTATTAGTTCCGACATCGGAAGCAGTTAAATTTTCTACTGCTAATGGTTCTAAAAAGTCATTTGATGACTGTGATTTTCTACCAGCTCTTTTACTCATTTATAATACTCCTTATGCCTTAAGATCTCCGTATACTACCCAAGCATTTTCTCCACGCTTAAATAGTGTACATGATGACCATTGTGTACGTAATTTTAATCCTGGGGTAGCATTTACAGTTACTCCAGTATCTCCTGCAATTGTTATTAATCCTGTATTAATTCCAAGTATATCTAATGTTGTTCCTATTGGGAAAGCAACTGCTGAATTTGTTGGAATTGTAATTGTTACAGGGCTTGTCGAATCTACTTCAATTAATGAATCTCTTTCAGATAGGTTTGTAAGTGTATAATCTGATGTCTTTGAAACAATTGGAGTTCTTGAAGGAACTCCCTCTTTAGTTTGTGTTCCGTCAGAGAACTTAACACCAGCAATTTCTAGAGTTTCCATTGTAGCTTGTGAAAAATTTACAGTAGTTGTTGGCTCATCCGTAACGCCTCTAAATAACTTCCAAATACCGTCTGTAGCATCACGAACAATACCAGCATGCTGATATGTTCCATCATTAAATGATGCGACTACTCCTAAGTCATTTATATTAGCAGTATTTCCTTCTCCTAAATAAATTAATGGGTCCTCTACAACAATTTCATTATAATTAAGTTGTGTACCAGTACCACTAAATGTTAGCGATCCACCAATTTCAATATCATCTACGGTTGTAGTTCCTGTAAATGTTGGTCCTGCTAAATCTGCTTTAAGGTCTAAAGCAGTTTGGGTTGCAGTAGATACTGGTTTATCTAGGTCTGAAGTATTATCTACACTTCCCAAACCTACCATTGATGCTGTTACACCAGATACTGTTCCAGTAAATGTTGGATTTGCTATTGGTGCATATGTAGTTGATGCTGTTGATGAATCTAATTTATTATCTAATGCTGATTGCGTTGCAGATGATATTGGCTTATCTCCATCTGAAGTATTATCTACATTTCCTAATCCCACCATAGTTTTTGTAATACCGCTTACGGTACCAGTAAATGTTGGTGAAGAAAGAGGTGCTTTACTTTCTAAATCTGATGTTAGATTGCTAATTTTTGATTGCTCAATTGCAGCAGTTGATGAAATATCTTCATTTGTAATAGTACCATTTACGATATCTGCGGATACTATAGACGCTGTTAAAGTTAATTTACTATATTCAATGCCAGCAGATTCTGCAATTTGAGCATTAGATATAGTTCCATTTGGTAGAGATACTGTTCCAGTAAATGTTGGTGATTCTAGGGGGGCTTTTAAATTTAAAGCATCTTGAGTATCATCTGATATAGGTTTAGCTGCATCTGGTGTGTTATCTACGTTTGATAATCCGACCATTGATTTCGCAAGTCCAGTCACAGATCCTGTAAAACTTGCATCTGTTAGAGTTGGAGATATTAATGGTGCATAAGTTGCTGGAATATCTGTATCTATTTGATTTTGAAGATCACCAATTTGTGTATCTAGATTAGTGACTGTTGCAAAAATATTTGGATCTACCCCTAATTCAATTGTGTTATTTTCATCATTATAAGTTTTAGTCATTCCAGTGTCAACGCTTAATGCGGTATCAATTGCATCTTGTGAAAGCTCTGCAATATCTGATGTTAATGCTACAG